ACGCCGCCATGGCTAGATGGTAAGTATCTTCCTTTGTGATTTTCTCTATAGAATAAAATAGCATTTGCTATTTTATAAAACTATTTACAAGAAGGAAAAACCCGGTTTCGTATTAGGATTTTAATAAGGAGAGCACCGCATTATGTCAGTAAATAAATTTAAGTTTGTATCCCCTGGAGTGTTTGTCTCTGAGATAGATAATTCGCAATTGCCCGCGCTCCCTAGAGGTGTAGGCCCAGTAGTCATAGGGAGATCTCTCAAAGGGCCCTCAATGCGACCAGTTCAGATAAATTCTTTTGCAGAGTTTGTTGAGACTTTCGGCGACCCCATTTATGGTGGAGGTGCCGCAGATGTATGGCGCGCCGGCCCCAACGTCTCTTCCCCGTCTTATGCGTCTTATGCTGCACAAGCTTACTTACGAAACCAGAGTCCTCTCGTTTTTGTGAGATTGGCAGGAATTCAAGATTCAGGAGCTAGCACCAAAGCCGGCAAGGCCGGCTGGGAAGTTTCTAGTTTCAACGAAACTGCCACCGCGATGAATGCCACAGCAAAAGGCGGCGCATTCGGATTGTTTATGGGCAACAGTGGATCGACCGGTGCCTTCACTGGAACTCTTGCTGCGGTTTTTTATGCTCGAACCGGTTCGGTTGGCTTAAGCGGAACTCTGGTTGACGGTACACTATCAACCGGCACTGCTGGCCTGTTCAGTTCGGCAGTTTCTGATCAATTCACTGCTGAGATTAAAGACGAAACAGGCGCCGTCTTAGAAAAGGTAGTTTTCAATTTTGATGAAAACAGTAAATTGTTCATCCGGAATGTCTTTAACACTAATCCAGCGCTTTGTAATAACGATCCGGCGGTCAATCCGTCAGACGCATCAAAGACATACTTTCTCGGAGAGTCTTTCGAACGAAGTGTAACAGATATATCAGGAGGCATCGGCACCGCCGGCCTCACCGGATATGCTACCATTTTAGGCCTAGCCTCATCAAGTGTTGATCAGCACATTCAGCACACAGAGCTTAAAGATTCTTTTACAGGATGGTTCTTTTCTCAAGATTTGGGAGATGCTTCGTCATATGATGCACTGAACATGCAAAAGCTTTTTAGATTTCATGGTCTGGGTGGCGGCGAATGGCAACAAAACAATTTGAAAATATCCATTACTAGTATCACTCCATCAAATAACGTCGCGAATCCTTTTGGATACTTCAGTGTCTCAGTTCGTGGAATGACAGATAGCGATAACAATCCTAGACCCGTAGAAACTTATAGTGACGTTAATTTAAATCCAAATTCTCCGAACTATATTGCGCGTCGAATAGGGGATTCTTATACTGAGTGGGATACCGGCGATAAGAGGTATGTGAGCTACGGCGATTATGTAAACCAATCTCGCTATATACGCGTAGAGGTAGATGCTTCAGTTAGAGATGCTAGCGGCGATGCTAAATTCTTGCCATTTGGAGTTTACGGACCAACTAGGTGGAAGGGTTTTACTGCCATTAGTGGCGGCACCGGCCCAGCGGCCCTAGGAGTGGACACTGGCGTCGATTCTGGAGTGGCATACGTGTTAGGGAACAATGATATCCCGGATTCACTTGCTAGCACCCACTTCATAAACGCCGGCAATGTACCATTTACTGCAAGCTTTGAGTTTCCATCTGTTCCGACTAGGACACTTAGCAATGAAGGTATAATCACTGATCAGAAAGAATCTTACTTTGGAGCAACTAGCAATAGGGTAGACAGCAACCGTGTGGAAGCCAGCATCAGAGATATGCTGCGCCGCAAACCCGAAGGAACTGGTGTCTTCACTACGATTCCTGCTGCACTAGAATATTCTTGGATATTCTCTCTGGATGATTTGACGACTGGCTCGGCAACAAACGGCGCCTCCGCTGCTTGGGTATCTGGCTCACGCCGAACAGGTGATTCATTTACGGCAGCCGGTTCGTATCAGTCTGTCCTCTTAGAGGGATTCAAACAATTTACAACCGTCATAAGTGAAGGCTTTGAAGGGGTTAACATCCTTGAGAAAGAGCCTTTTAGGAATACAGCAATGGTTGGTCTAAACGCAATTTCTAGTTATGAATATGCCACATACGACCGTGCAATTGATAGTGTAGCAGACGCTGATGTAGTGGAATGCAACATGATGACTGTTCCAGGACTGTTGAATACCAACCTTACTAGCAAATTGTTGGACGTGTGCGAAGCGCGCGCAGATGCATTGGCCATTGTTGACCTTCCTGGAGAGTATACTCCGCCAGGCGAAAATGCGTCTCTATCTGACTCAGCCCGAATTGGCACTGTACAAAATACAATTGACTTATTGGACAATAGAAATATTAATAATAGTTATGGATGTACTTATTATCCTTGGGTTCAAGTGACAGATACCGTTACCACAGGAGGCTCTTTATGGGTACCACCTAGTGTAGTGGTTCTCGGAACTCTTGCTAGCAGTCAGGCATCTAGCGAACTCTGGTTTGCTCCTGCCGGCTTTACTCGCGGCGGACTAACCGAGGGTAGTGCAGGTCTTCCGGTTACGAATGTGCGCTCAAGATTAAATTCCAAAGAAAGAGACGATCTCTATAACGCGAATATTAATCCGATTGCACAGTTTCCAGCGGAAGGTATTGTAATCTTTGGCCAAAAGACGCTTCAAGTCACACGGTCTGCGTTGGATAGAATTAATGTACGTAGATTGATGATTTATGTAAAACGTGAGATATCTAGAATTTCTGCCACACTGTTGTTCGAACAAAACGTGAACGCTACGTGGAACAGGTTCTTGGGTCAGGTCAATCCTTTCCTAGGAAGTATCCAGACAAGGTTGGGGCTCACAGACTATAAGGTGGTGTTAGATCAGACCACTACGACGCCGGATTTGATTGATAGGAATATCTTATATGCTAAGATTTTCTTGAAACCCGCGCGCGCCATTGAGTTTATTGCACTTGATTTTGTTATTACAAAAACAGGAGCAGGTTTTGAGGACTAAATTTAAAAACTAATACTATTTATAGTATGCTGGAGAGAATAGGAGAAATTAAACAATGCCATTTTGGAAAGACGCACAAGTAGCAGATCCTAAGAGATCGTTTAGATGGATACTCGAATTGGGTGTAGCCGGCCTATCCGAAAACATCACTTACATATGTAAGAAAGTTAATAAGCCGGAGATGACTATCAACGAGGGCACACACAAGTTTCTCAATCATACGTTTTACTATCCTGGTAGCGTAGAATATAACACTATTAGTGTGGAGATGGTAGATCCAGCAAATCCTCATGCTACGGAACAATTGTACAAGCTGATTCAAGATTCAGGGTATCAGCTCCCCAGCACCATTACAGATGCAGTGGGTGCCGACTCTACCATGGCAAGTACGGTCAGCAAAAGACTGGCCACAGGTGCTATGAACAACGCTGTTATCGTAATGTTGGACGGCGATGGAAACACCATTGAGCGTACAATTCTTAAAAATCCATGGATAACTAAAGTTAATTTTGGTGGTGATCTCACGTATGACAGCGAAGACTTGATGACCATCACGATGGATATCAGATATGATTGGTTTGAATTGGAGACCTTTAATCCTTAATATTCCAACTCGCCCCGAAGACAATAAAGAGAGGTTTTAATGACAAGAAGAAATAACGAGGATCGTCTCGGAATGCCTGCGCCCGGCGCACAGCAATCCGGGGAAGCTCCGCCTGTGATTGATGCTATATCAAACCCAGCACCTAATTCTAATCAACTATCGTATGTTGTTCCCACTGAGATAGTTGAACTACCGTCTAAAGGACAATTTTATCCAGAAGGCAGCTCTCTTCACGGAGTGGGAGAGGTAGAGATCAAAGAGATGACAGCTAGAGAAGAGGACATTCTTACAACAGAATCCTTTCTTAAAAAAGGGATTCTCTTTGACCGTCTGCTCCGAAGTCTGATTGTGAACAAATCAATTAAGACAGAAGAACTGTTGATCGGAGATAGGAACGCCCTTCTTGTCGCTGCACGCATTAGTGCTTACGGCGCCCTCTATGAGACAGCTGTTTCGTGCCCATTGTGTGGTTACGAGGATAAAGATCATGGTTTTGATCTCAGCGCATGCCCAAACAAAGGGCCAGTTGATCTGGAGAGTGGGGATGCTGACTTAGGCGCCGGACTGGAATATGCTGGCGGATCGACATATCTCATTACCTTGCCAAAATCCGCCGTTGTTGTCGAGGTGAGATTGCTGAATGGTAAAGACGAGGGAGACATTACTCGTGCAGCAGAAATGCGAAAAAAGAAGAAATTACCAGAGAATGCTTTGACAGAACATTTTAAGAGGGTGGTGGTTTCTGTAAATGGAATTTCAAATCCTCTAGAGAAAGAGAGCTTTATCAACTCTATGCCAGCCTCTGATTCTAGATTTCTACGCAAAGCGTTTAAAGAGTTGACACCAAATATCGATTTAAAGCAGGAGTTCGTCTGCGAAACATGTGATTACGAACAGGAATTAGAGGTACCTATTACGCCTCGGTTTTTTTGGCCTGACGCCTGATTATATGGAACAGGTTTATGAACAGTTTCACTCCCTTAAGTATTATGGCGGGTGGAGCTTGTTCGAGGCGTATAATCTTCCAGTTCAGTTGAGGGTGTGGTTCACCAAACGGCTAGTCAAGCAATTAGAGATGGAGAACGAAGCTAATAAGAGTAGATAGGAAGCAATAAAAGAGCATCGATGGTGCTCTTTTATTTTTTAAATTATACTATTTAATAATAGTGGAGGTTTTTTCAATGGTTAAAAATGACAAAGATTTAAGCAAGATGGTTATTGATTTCTCCAAGGCGCGAGATCAACAGGGCAAGTTAGACGAGGGGTGGTGGCTTATGTTTGGTGGCTTACTGCGTTGGATCATGCCGTCTCTCTATAGGGGTAGTCTCCTGCCATTGAAGATCAAGGGAAGTGAATCAGAGATTAAGAGTTTCGCTGATGTCCTTTCGAAAGAGAAGAACTATCTTTCTTCGTGGAAGGATAACGGTCTAGACAATCCCGCAACATATAAAAACAAGACGCTTTTAGATCAAGCAGTCACCAGATTTCAGAGAACTACTGGCTTAAAGTGGCCATTCAAAAGCTAGGGAACATGGGGTAAAAAAAGAATGGCAGATCCGAAAACATCCTTTAAAGACGATCCAGCGGTAAAGAAGCTGATAGAAGACAAGGCACTACTAGAAGAGTTAAAGAAATATATCGATAGTGAGGATAGGTACGATCACGCAAAGCAACTTCTAAAGATTGAACAAGAAATCCTCAAGGTAAAGCAAGAACAATATCAATTGATGTCAAAGCTGTCTAAAGAAGAAGTCGCAAGTGGCAAAAGAAAAGCAGAAAAAGATGAAAAACTTCAAAGCCATCTGACAAAACAATACAAAGCAAACGCAAAAAGCCTGAAACAGGGCGTCAAGCAAGAGAAGCTTTATACTGCACAGGCAAAAGGCTTAGAGGCAACTCATGGGTTGATAGACAGTATCGGTACCAGTCTCGGTATCAGCGCCTCTGCCGCCGGCACAATGGCAGGAAATCTCATTACGTCGTATAAGAATATATCAAAAATGTCGGATCCTATTTCTGCTTTGGCTGTGATGGGGAGAAATCTGAAAGATAGTTTCTTCGAAGCTTTCAGCTTTACTAATATCGTGTCTAGCATCGCCGGCTCCATATGGAAAGAAACGACTGAGCGATTTACTCTCTTTGATGAGCAGATGTCGTCGCTGAATGCCAGCCTAGGCGATGCAGGCGCCAGTGCCAAAGCTACGGGAAGGGCAATCAACTTCGGAATGGGAGTCGATATCCAACAAGCGACTGCCGCAGCAAAAGGATTGGGCAGTTCCTTCACTACATTCACGTCTTTGTCTACGAAAACAAAGTCAGCGCTCATTGGCACCGCAGCCGAACTAGAGAGAGTTGGTATTGGCGCATCCACAACTGGCCAAGGGATGACCGTCCTAACTAACGCAATGGGGATGACAGCTGACGCCGGCGATAAAGTGTGGAAAGGGCTAGCCGCCTCCGCAGCAGCCTTTGGCAAGACACCTGATGCGTTAGCCAGTGATTTTGTTTCCGCTTCCAAGACATTGATGGCTCACGGCCCTAACATGATGTCTGTCTTTAAAGATTTAGAAGCATCCGCCATGGCCAGCGGATTGGCAATGGATACTCTATTGGGCGTCGCCTCAAAGTTTGATACATTTGACTCGGCCGCCGGCTCCGTCGGTAATTTAAATGCGCTTCTTGGGGGAGATTATCTGAATACTCTAGAGATGATGAACATGAACGAGGCGGAGAGAGTCCAGGCCCTAAAGAGTTCTCTTGACATGGCAGGCAAGAATTTCGATCAAATGGAAAGGTTTGAGAGAAAGGCAGTCGCAGAGCAAATGGGAATGGACGAACAACAACTGGCACAGTTGATGAATTCATCAGGCCGCGCAGCGCGCCAAGCACGAAAAGAGGCGAAAGAAAAAGAGAAAGATACAAAGGCATACAATAAGATGGTTAAATCAACAGTATCTCTTACAGAAAAAATAAGAATGCTCTTTACTTCTATCTTCAACAACACTGGACTGGCAACCGCATTCGGAGATGCCTTCGGAGTTTTGTTTAAGGCACTCAGGAAAGGATCCCCTTTTGGAGATGCAGTAAGATCGATAGTTAAGCTCATCGGCACCGGTATGACAAAAGCTTTTGAGATGGCAATAGGGTGGGCAACGAAGTTCTTCAGCGCTAGCGGCGAAGGCTTTAAAAAGATCACGAAATGGACCGATATTTTGACAACCTTTTTCGAAGAATTCACCGCCGGCGGAGAGAGCAGCGAAAAAGCATGGGAAAACTTAAAGGCAAAGGTTCTTGAAGGTCTTGGCCTCGATAAGGTTTTTAGTGGTGAAGGCGAAGGTTCAATGGCCGCATCTTTCGCATCCGGAGTTGAAAGCGTCACAAAGACAATAAAAGGTCCGGTTTTTAATCCAGTCCGAAAGGCTCTCGTTGAGTTGTTTTTAGATCCAATGTCTAAAGCAATGAAGGCCATGGCCAAAAGCATGAAGGCGTCCGGCAACATGCTCGCTCAATATCTTGGAGAGGTAATAGGCGAAGCCGCCATTGGCATTGATGCGGCCGCACTGACGGTGGCTCCGAACGCCGCATCGACGGAGCCCTTGGGCGAGGCCATGAAAGATGGCATCATGAAAGGCGCTGCCGGCACTGAATACATCATGCCCGAGCTACTGGAACAGTCAATCATGGGCGCCGAAGACGAGGTTGAAATGGGATCGCCTTCAAAAGTATTCGAGAGAATAGGAAAAGCAATTAATGATGGATTCAAAATAGGTCTTGCTCCGGATGGTATAAAGAAGATGTTTGATGGATTGATAGAGACTACTGAAGAGTGGGCAGAATCGCTTAAGGATGTAGCAGATCAAGTAAGAGATATAGCTGTGGCTACGACAGGCGGCGGAGGAACAGGCGCCGGCGCAGCCGGCCATTCAAGAATTACTTTGGAATTGGATGGAAAAATCATGGCAGAATATATAATAGATACAGTTGAAAGGAAAGCTGTATTACTTGGGAGGAAATAGATAATGGAGAACCAACCAAAAGGCAGCCTTAGCCTCGACTCCAGCAACGGCGCCACAGAAACCGCATTAGGCGAATCTGATACGGTACAATATGAGACTCGCGAAACTTCTGATATTCTTGACGCCACCGAACCGTTCTTCGTTGCTAGCCACCCAACAGCCGACGGCAACTTATACAATAGTGCAACAGACGACTTGGCAAATAAGAAGAAGCAGTTTATCGAAATTTGGCATGTCCCTACACAATTGAATGTCTTTTTCAAATCTTTCATTACCACGTTTCAAGATACTTACACCACAGAATACAACAAGGAATCTGTCTTTGGAAGGATGGATCCTGTAGCCACTTACAAAAGGACCGGCCGCGTGATAACGTTGGGCTGGGATGTGCCGGCATCAGGGCTAGAAGAAGCAAAGGAAAACTTGGCAAAGATGAATCGCTTAGTTCAATTTCTTTATCCGGTTTATGATAACGCCATCGGCGCCGGAAGTGGAGCTACTACAATGCGATCCGGTCCTATTTTTAAAATTAAGATGGGAAACCTGATTATGAAGCCGGGTCATGACACAGTCAATAGTCCGGCCGCACAAGCCGGACTTCCAGGTATCATAGAGGGCTTTAGTTTTACGCCCAAACTAGAGTTTGGAGTTTTTGATCCGGCCATTAAGCAAGTAGTGGGCGCGAAAGTATATCCTAACCATGGAGAGCACAAGAATTGGGAAATCACAAGAAAAACCCGTGAAGGCACAGCCGAATTTGATGGCTCCTTGTATCCGAAAATGGTTTCTGCACAAATTAGATTTACGGTTTTGCATGATACCCCGCTAGGGTGGGAAATGGAAGGAGCTAATGGCGCAGTTCTTCGGAACAACAAAGGCGCCGGCACTAAGGCATCGCGGTTCCCGTACGGCGGAAACAACGCACCAGTTGATCCTTCAACGGGAAAGAGGGTTCGGCCTTACGTGGAAGAAGCAGATTGGAAATCTTTCTTGGATTTGCAAAAAGATCTTGCCGTGAGAAGAATACAGGTAAGGGCAGGAAAGATCCTTCAGCCATATAAAGATATAAAACAGTTTATTGGAGGGTAGGAAATGACTTCTAGGTATGATAACAGGACAGCAGCAATAAACACAGCTCCACTCTATAAAGCAATGTTAAAGAAGCGTGGAGTAAACTTCATACGACAGTTCAAAACGCCATCTCTGTCTTTTCCTACCGATATAGAGATGGGGAATCTCAAAGAGATAGACTATACGTGGAAAATAGGCGACCGTTTTTTTAAACTGGCAAATGAATATTACGGAGACCCCACACTTTGGTGGATCGTTGCTTGGTATAATCAGGCTCCAACAGAGTCTCATATCTCCACCGGACAGGTTATTCAAGTGCCTCTCCCTCTGGACGCTGTATTACCGCTGTTCATGAGAGGGGCGTGAGAAAGGTAGAACGATATGAACACACCCGCAGAAAAAGAGAAGCAGAAGAAGAAGGTACCGCCAAGCGACGCAAAGGCACCCGTTGGACACGTTAATCTCAATTCTTCTGTGAAGCCAAAGAAGAGCCGACGTTCAGTGCCGCGCCGCGGCCTGACTCCGGAGCAGTATTATAAGGCAGAGCTGAAAATCATTAATGATGAATATCAGTTAGAAAAAAACAATATCCAGAATGGACAAGTCGCCGGATTTTAC